CCGAGGCCGGGCTTGTCTTCGACTTCTTCAAACTGCAGCTCGGTTTCCACTGCCTCGGTGAACATCGACGTCGCCGAGTAGTGGCGGTCTTTGAAGGGGCTGGATTCGGGCTTCTGCGCAGAGAAAGACAGTACGTCGGTGCCCAGGCTGGCAGGAGAGTCGGTCACCGCTAGGCCGACGATGTACGCCTCGCCGGTATCCGAGAAGCTGTCGTCAATTTCAATCGAGGTGTAGATCTTCTGCTTGGCCTTGTTCATGGCGATCAGGTCGGGTGTTGGCTCGACCTGGGCAAACAGGGCCAGCTTCTTCTGACCGTTGATTTCTACTTCTTCGGTCTTGACCGCGAGCACGTCGCCGTAGGCTTTGAACGGGCTGTCTGGCAGCAAGCTACGGAAGTGCTCCAGCCAGATTCGGGCGCCGTATGTGGAAGGGTTGAAGTTTTTCGCCGCTTGTTCCAGCCAACTGCGTTTGATGGTGCGCTTGTCCGAGGTAGCGCCCTCGACGGCGACACGGAACCAATTACTGCGAAATTTCTTCATGCCGGGAATCCTCAATGCGTTGGGCGCTAAGTGCGTTGCAATGAGGGGCATGGTCGTGACGCGCGCGAGTTGCGGCAACGGGACGGCATTGTAGAGGGCGGGATTACAAGGGGCGGCGCTACTGAGTCGCAGGCCAGAGCGGCAGCATCGCGGCCATGACTACGACCGAACTGCTCCCCATCGATCCCAGACGCCAATCCAAGTTCCTCTATTGGATGGGTTGGCGTATCTGCGAGATTGCCGAGGCTACGGGCGAAAAGGAAAAAACGCTACACAGCTGGAAGGCTCGCGACGAGTGGGACCGGGCCGACAACGTCGAGCGGATCGGCGGTGCGCTGGAAGCGCGTTTGGTGCAACTGATCCTCAAGGAAGGTAAGAGCGGCGGCGACTTCAAGGAGATTGATCTTCTGCACCGCCAGCTGGAGCGCCAGGCGCGCATTCAGCGTTTCCAAGGTGGCGGTACCGAAACCGAACTCAACCCTAACCTTGCCAAGCGCAACGAGGGGCCGAAGAAGAAGACGCCGAAAAACGACATCAGCGAAGACCAGATCGAGCTGCTGCGCGAAGCGTTTATCGATGGGTGTTTCGACTACCAGAAAGACTGGCACCGGGCGGGCAATCAGCGCACCCGCGTCATCCTCAAAAGCCGGCAGATCGGGGCGACTTACTACTTTGCCCGCGAGGCGTTCATTGATGCGCTGGAGACCGGGCGCAATCAGATATTCCTGTCGGCTTCGAAGAACCAGGCTTATCTGTTTCGGGGATACATCCAGGCATTTGCCCGCGAGGTTATTGGTGTTGAGCTGACCGGCGATCCCATCGTCTTGCCGAATGGCGCCGAACTGTTTTTTCTCGGTACCAACGCACGCACGGCCCAGGGCTACCACGGTAATTTCTACTTCGATGAGTTCTTCTGGACGTTCAAATTTGAGGAGCTGAACAAGGTCGCCTCCGGCATGGCGATGCACAAGAAGTGGCGCAAAACCTACTTCTCGACGCCGTCGACCATGGCCCACGAAGCCTATACGTTCTGGACTGGCGAACGCTTCAACAAAGGCAAGCCCGCGGCGCAACACACCAAGGTCGATGTTTCCCACGGCGCGCTCCAGCAAGGTCGGTTCTGCGAAGACCGGCTGTGGCGCCAGATCGTCACCATCCTCGACGCCGAGCAGGGCGGTTGCGACCTGTTCGACATTGAGGAGCTGCGCCGCGAGTACAGTCCCGAGGCGTTTGCCAACCTGCTGATGTGCGAGTTCGTTGACGACGGCGCGAGCATCTTTCCGCTGACGGTGCTGCAGCCGTGCATGGTCGACAGTTGGGTTGAGTGGGCCGAGGATTACAAGCCGTTTGCCATGCGCCCATTCGGTGATCGCCAAGTGTGGGTGGGCTATGACCCTGCGGAAACTGGCGACTGCTCCGGCCTGGTGGTGGTCGCGCCGCCGCTGGTACCGGGCGGCAAGTTCCGGGTGCTGGAACGTCACCAGTTCCGTGGGATGGACTTCGCGGCGCAGGCCAGCGTGATTAAAGCCGTTTGCGACCGCTACTGGGTGACGTACATCGGGATTGACGTTACTGGCCTGGGCAGCGGCGTGGCGCAGCTGGTGCGCCAATTCTTCCCTAACGTCACCACCTTCAGTTATTCGCCAGAGGTCAAGACCCGCCTGGTGCTGAAGGCTTACGACGTGATCCACCGGGGCCGTCTGGAGTTCGACGCCGGCTGGACCGACATGGCGCAATCGTTGATGGCGATCCGCAAGACCATCACCGCAGGCGGTCGCCAATTCACCTACACCGCCGGCCGCAACGACAACACCGGCCACGCCGACCTGGCGTGGGCGCTCTTTCACGCATTGCACAACGAACCGCTGGATGGGCAGACCTCTGCCAACACCGGACGGATGGAGATTTTTTGATGTCGAACCGCCGCAGAAACAACAAGCAGCTCGCCCAGGATCCCGCAGTGGTGACGCAGGAATTTATCCCGCGCAGTGACAGCAAGATGGAGGCGTTCAGCTTCGGCGATCCGTCACCCGTGCTGAGCGGTCGGGAGGTGTTCGACTATCTGGAGTGCTGGTTTAACGGGCGCTGGTACGAGCCGCCGCTGTCGTTGGATGGCCTGGCACGGTCGGTGGGTTCCAGCGTGCATCTGCATTCGGGCTTGATGTTCAAGCGCAACCTTTTGAGCAAAACCTTTATTCCGCACCGGTTGCTGTCGCGCGCGGCGTTTGAGCAGTTCGCGCTGGATTTTCTTTGCCTGGGCAATGGTTATCTGGAGGGACGACGTTCGATGCTCGGCCCGGTGCGTGAGCTGGTGCCGCCGCTGGCAAAGTACATGCGCCAGGGCAAGGACGGCCGGCAGTTCATGGTTCAGGGCTGGAAGGAAGAGCACGAATTTGAACCGGGTACTGTTTTTCATCTGCGGGAGGCGGATCTGCATCAGGAAGTGTACGGCCTGCCCGAGTGGATCAGCGCTTTGCAATCGGCCCTATTGAACGAGTCAGCCACGCTGTTTCGCCGCAAGTATTACGAGAACGGCAGTCATGCCGGTTTCATTCTCTACATGACCGACGCTGCGCAGAACGAAGCGGACGTCGACTCGCTACGCAAAGCGCTGAAGGACTCCAAGGGGCCTGGCAACTTCCGCAACCTGTTTGTGTATTCGCCTAACGGCAAAAAAGACGGGCTGCAGATCATTCCGGTCAGCGAAGTGACAGCCAAGGATGAATTCAACTCGATCAAAAATCAGACCCGCGACGACGTGCTGGCCAGCTTGCGCATTCCGCCGCAGCTGATGGGCATCGTGCCGCAAAACGCGGGTGGGTTTGGATCGATCAGGGAAGCGGCGCAGATCTACGCGGCCAATGAACTGGAGCCGATCCAAGCGCGTATGGCGCAGGTGAATGAGTGGCTTGGGGAAGAGGTCGTGCGCTTCAAACCCTACGAAATTCCCGTAGGGGCATAAAACCCCCTGCGCAGTAAACGAGGCGACGAGCTGGTGCGCTAACACCCGCTCGACGCTGAATCACTCGAAAGTGCCGAGTGCTCCAACCAAGGCCTCGCCCCACTGCGCAGGGGGTGCGAAGCCTAAGCGAATCCAATTTTCAAAACAAGGATCACTTATGAGCACACCAATTATCCCGTGGATGGGCGGCAAGCGCCGCCTGGCAGATCGTCTAATTCCACTGTTTCCGCCTCATGAATGCTACGTCGAGGTCTTCGCTGGCGGCGCGGCGCTTTACTTCATGCGTCCCCAGGCTGCACCGGTCGAAGTTCTCAACGATATCAACGGCGACCTGGTGACGCTGTACCGCGTCGTGCAGAACCACCTGGAAGAGTTCGTGCGCCAGTTCAAGTGGGCGCTCAGCTCCAGGCAGGTGTTTGAGTGGCAGAAGATGACCCGGCCCGAGACGCTCACTGACATCCAGCGGGCAGCGCGGTTTTTCTATCTGCAGCACCATGCTTTCGCGGGAAAGGTCAGTGGGCAGACGTTCGGCACCGCCACCAC